GGTGTTCGGGGGAACGCCCCATGGTCGTTGATCCCCAAGCGTCCACACTCCAGTCTGTCTGTAGCTCCAGTTCAGACGCGTGGCAGTAACTACGCTTGGTTCCTACATTTTCGGGTGCCAAGTTCATGGTCGACCGTACTTGTAGTTTAGGTGAGGCTCTGATGAACCTCTGCACCATTGTGTTCCAAGAGGGTGCGGGGCAGTGGAGCATCCTGTGCTCCAATTCGCGAGACTTCGGCATCTCCGCTATGAGATCAGCAATCTGTGCAAAAAACTTCGGTCCATGAAAGAAGCTCTCGGCTTGCGCAGATGCTATAGCAGCGGCCATTTGCTCTTCAGGGCTCACACTGTGTGACGGCACTGTGTAGCACAACATCTTGTAGATGCTGCGCTTATCAAGCGCGGCGACCTTCATGCCTGGGAACTCCACATGATCAACCCAACAACGCTTGAGGAACGTCACCTCAGAAAGCGGGATGTACGGAACTGAGGCAGCGTCCTTCTGGGCCATGGTGTAAGTGATTCCAATGCTGGCGAACACCCGTTGGATGGAGGTGTGGTTGTAGCACGGTCTGTCTGGATGGACCTTGAGCGCCACGTCGTCCCCAAGCGTGACTGTGAACACCATGCGGAAGAACTCAAGGGCCAACTCGATGAAGTGTTCCACGTTCCGCTCAGTGGCATGGATCACAACATACGCGTAGCAGTGCAACAGCAAATTGGCCAAACAATTGAAGAAGGTCGTGAGCTGCTGCCCTGACGCTTCGCCGCCGAGCAACGTGATCAGCTCGCCGAAGAAGTTGATCGTGGAGTTCGAAATGTCAGCAAGCCACACAGTGAGTTCCATGAGCTCGTCCACCGTGAAGTTGCCACTGAGCATAGCTACAAACACGATGATCTTGCTAACTGCGTTGCTGATGAGGAGACTGAGGATGGACTCGAAGGCCTTGAAATCGCCAGCAACCCAGTTCTCACCTGGTATGAGGCTAGCAATCCGGAACAAGTCATCCCACTCTTCCGAATGCGTATTGAGCCCCACCGCCATGCAGAAAAGATCCCTACGCCGAATCATGACTCTGCAAATACCTAGCGTGCTCATGCGCATGTTCGTAAGGAAAGTGAGGGGGCACATGTAAATGCATCTAGCCTTGCCAGCCTCGACCTTGGCCTTGCCTAACATCTCGTTCTTCCAACAGGCGTCGTAAATGGCGTGAGGTCGGAGTCCGCGCCTTGCGTCCGAGCGCATCCGATCGATCTCCTCCAGAGTTGCGGCATCAAACTGTCTGTACGAGTCCCAAATGCCAACCTTCTCAGGCTCGGTCAAGTACTGCAACTTGGGACCGCGCTTGCCATGCCCAGCTGAAGTCGTGTGCTTCTGTGCATCTATGTTGTTGACGCCAGGCATGCCATTCACGGCAACAGAG